TGAGCCAAATTGTGAAGGCGACGACCCTACTCAATGTTCTAAGATTCTTGGGGGACATTCAAGAACTCCCGGAAAAGAAGGATGTGGAGCAGAGTTTGCAGGAGTTATTCCAGATGGAACAAAATACACAGGGTCACAAGGTGGCAAAAACAAAAGCTATAAACACTGGAATGAATGCAGAGCATACACCGGTCCCGGAACTCCTCAGAACAATAAATGCACTTTGCCACAAACGGGAATTCAATTTCTGTCCATCAGTGGCCACACAATGGTCATGGATGACTCAGTAGAAGAGCCACGAGGAAAACCAGAATGGCAAAGATCAACTAAACCATTTGATTTTGGCTGTAACGACAAGTACCTTGGAATGTTTTGGCAAAAGTCAGCAACAGGTCATTCATTTGCAATGACAGATGTTGAAGAGCCTTCAAAAGTTAGAGGAATCCAAAACTTCATTAAGCTCAAAACTGGTAATGGCAACAAGATTGAGATGAACGATCACACTGTCAGAACTCATTCCAGTGATGATGGTTGCCAAAGATGCCCTCCAGATTGTGCTGGAGAAAAGCGTGGCATATGGATGCAAAGTACAAGCAACCATCAAATCAATATGGTTGATGAATTGAATCTTCAATGTGGCCCTTGTCGTTGCGAAGGTGGAATACCGCAAGCCAAAGCAGCAAAGGCTTACGTTCAAATCCGATCTGGATATGGATTAGAGATGAGATTCAACGATGATTTCTCACAAGAAGAAACTCAAAGTCAGTGGATACAAATTTTGCATCCTCAGTGCGTTGATCCTCAAACAGATGAGAAGTGTAATGCTTGTGATGACTGCAAGGCTTGTAGAGGGCCTCACATCCTAAGATTCCAAGGAAGACCTAAAGGAGAGCCGGGAATCGTGTTCCTACGTGCTGGTGGCCACTCAATTAGACAAACACATGATATGGATATTGTTATTGTTGGAGACCTAGAATGTAATCCTTCAGATAAATTCACTTATGTATCTAAGAAATTCATTACAGCTACGGAAGATATTCATTTTCGCTACAGTGGAGAACTACATATATTTTTCGCAGAAAAACAAATTCTCCTTATGGCTGGACGTGATTGTCCTCCACCTCCGGGGAAGAAGTGTTGTGGGCCTTGTCTTTACAACGTCATCGTGGCTCGTTGTCCTGTATTTTGTCCATTAACTGGGATATTACACTGGACTGAAAAAGCTATGAGCGAACGTGTGTTTGCTTCAGCCTATCATCCATGTCAAGTTCCTTGTGGCGGCGATTGTGCTGCTTACTCTGCGGCTATGGCAAAATGTGAGGGCAAAGGTTGTGTAGAAGACGAAGGAGGATCAACAACACTACCACCAGAAGCTCAAGCACCTCCGGGACACGCTATGGAACAGCCTGAAGGAAACAATGTTGATCCAAACACTGGAGGAACAATTGGCGAAATTGATCCACCCGGTGGAGGAGTTCCTCAAATTTAAGGAGAATCATGGAAAACAAATTTTTAGGATTACAGTACCCATTAGTTAAAACAAATCGGGGATTACTTGCTCAAAAGAAGGGAGTAGATCAGATAAAAGCTGATTTATTACAACTTTTGCTTACAAATCCCGGAGAGAGGGTGATGTTACCAACATTTGGGACTCCTTTAAGAGAGTTGTTCTTTGACCCAAACGACTTTGACTTAAAAAACAAAGCCAGAAATATGATATCAAAAGCTATATCAGATTGGGAACCAAGAATAGTATTAGAAAACATACAAGTGTCAAACAGCATAGATACAGAGGATTTACATCCTGATGATCCAAAAGATGATTTAGAACATATATTGTCAATTAAGATAGAATTTTTCGATCCAGAGAATATAACCGAATTAGAAGCTTTAACATTACAACTTCCAATTGCATAGGAGATTAGATGGCATTTCAGAATTGTCCTTTTGACATTACACCATTTGATAAATCAAATTTAATTAAGACTCCAAACTTGAACAATCTTAATTACACTAATCAAGATTTTTGGTCAATGAAATCTCGTTTGCTTGATTTCATTCAAGAAAAATTTGAAAATGATTTTGGTGACTTCGTAGAGTCTGATTTAGCAATTATGTTAATTGAAAATTGGGCGTTTATTGCAGACACTTTATCCTTTAAGATGGATCAAATTGCAAATGAAATATTCATTGACACAGTTAGTGAAATAGACAACGCATTTAGATTATCTATTCTAGTTGGATTTAAGCCTCAACCTCCAATTGGTGCGAGATCACTTTGGTCTGTATCCATAAACAACGTCTTGGCAACAGATTTAGTAATACCTGCACCACAACTAATTGATATCAGTACAGAAGATGGTCCTAAAACAATTGAACTATTTCCTGCTGATCAAAACAACAATGCAATTTTTGGCGAAGACATATTGATTACAGCCGGTAATTTTTTGAACACAAGTGTTATTGGACTTGAAGGATTAACAGTAGTTCAGAGTGAAACTGGAGACGGCAGTGTCAATCAATTCGTAAATCTTACAGATGGCCCTGTAATTTGGAACTCAATTAGAGTTAACATAGATGGCAATGAATGGAAGCAAGTTAATTTCTTTACAGACTCACAACCTCGTAAAGAATTTCGTGTTGAATACGATTCCTTGTACAACGCATTTGTACTCTTTGGAAACAATAGAGCGGGTCAAATACCATCAGATTCGTCTCAAATAAGAATCACATACAGAACTGGTGGAGGAGTATCTGGAAACATTGTAACTAATGCAGTTGCATTACAAAGAAACTTTTCTGCAACAGGTTTTGATTTCAATGTTCCTGTTTCATTTGTGAACTTCACACGAGGAGAATTTGGATATGAAGGAGACTCTATTGAAGATATCAAAAGGAATCTTCCCGCTTGGTTAAGAACTCAAAATCGTGTTGTGGCAGGAGATGATTATGAAGCATTTACTGATCAATTCTCTACAGAGTTCAATGGAAAAATTGGTAAGTCAAAAGCAATACTAAGAAACTATGGATGTGCCGCCAATGTTGTAGATTTATACATTCTTGGGGCAGACGGAGATGATGGTTTAGCAGAAACAAACAACGAATTAAAAATTGAACTACAAGAATCAATAGATGCCAAAAAAATGATTACAGACAAAGTTTGTATTCGAGATGGAGTTGTTGTAGAAGTAGATGTGACTATCGATGTCACTATGGATAAATTCTACAGAAAATTTGAAGATGAATACAGAGAAAGAGTAGACAGAAAAACTGTCGGATTTTTCTTACTACCTAATTGGGATTATGAAAAAACACTCAGATCAGTAGATTTGCTTAAAGAACTTTCTGATATTAAAGAAATTGCTAGTATTGATTTCAATTTCCAAACAGATGTTGCAACCAACTCTGGAGAGACTGTGACTACAAAGTTCTTTGAAATAATTAGACCTGTATCAATTGAAATAAATTTTGAATTTGAATAATGACAACAGCAAAAAAAATAACAGAAAATCCTAAAACTACAGATGTTATCCTATTTGAATTGGAGACACCTGATAGCTCAAATTGTTTTACCGCTGATCCGTATAAAGTAGACAATGTAACCATCTACTTTATAGAACGAGATTTTCTGGGAACAAATTTTGGGGAATATGATAGTTCGGCTCAAGATGAAAACCTTGTAGTCGCTGTTCAAGTTGCGCAAGAAGCGTTTTGTGGAGACCCTACAGTCGCTAACAAAAAACTCTTGGATCAAGCTCAAGCAAATCTAGCTGCCACAACACAAGTCAGCAAGTTCTTTTACAAAGAAAGAACACCTGTAGAAATTGTAGGGACATATGAGTTTCCAGCTTGGCTTTCTACAGATACAACTAATGCGTACTTGGATTTAGTTCCAGAAGACGCTGATGGCAATCCACAATTTGGTCACTTTACATATGAGTGGCATCCAATGGGAAAGGTCCGTGAAGGAGACTACTTCATCTGCTGGACTTGGACTCCGCTTCCAGCAGGAAGCAGCTTGTCGGCTCATTTGCCATTCAAAATTGATGGTGATCCACGTGCAGTGACATCAATTCCAACACATGTTACAGCAACAGACAAATACGAGATACTACTGGAGAGATACCTTCCAGAGATGTATAAAAACGTCATATGTGAAGGAGACCTAACTCCAGACTCTACTGATAAACTGAATCAAGCTGTTGCCAAGGGATTTACTTTCCTTGAAGACCTAACAAATCAAATCATTGACTTGTTTGATTCAAATGCTTTACATGAATCGATGCTCGCATATTTGTCTAATTTGTTTGATGTTAGGTTAAGGTCTTCCGATCCTACGCTTTGGCGTCGTCAAATCAAAGAAGCCATACCTGTGTTTAAGAAAAAGGGAACTCTTGAAGGACTGGAAGACGCTTACGCAATGTGCGGAATGGAGTTAAATAAATACACTCAATTCTGGCAATTAACATCTCCTTATACATGGGAAGAATCTTTTGATGTTGACAGTACAGCAGACACAGTATTCCAACTAGAGAAAGACGATATAGTTCTTCCAATTGACGATGCAAATTTTGCATTATACTTAAGGGAAGAAGGCTCTAGCACATACACTGTTTTGAACAAAGATTATGTCAGTTTTTCAGTAGAAGACTGTATTGTAAAAATGACATGGATTGGAGAGCAACTATCAAGCCCTCTTACCATAATCAAAGGAGATGTTCTTAGAGTTAAATACGAATACAAAGAAGTTCCCGATACCTCAGAACAAACTCTTCAAGATTATATTCTTTCATTGCCTCTTCAAGATCAAAGAGATGAAGGAAGTCAAAAGTATCCTCCTAAAAATTGGAATGTAAGATTGATCGAGGAGGAAGATCCATTGTTTGATGTTCTTATACCTGTAAGACATCCTTTTGCTGATCCCATTGTATTTGGGTTCATTAGAACTGAATTCCCATATTCAGAAAACATCTACAATATGGAAGAATACAATGGAAGCACTCGCCCATCATTTGATGCGTGTCAAATAAATCGTGATTTCCTTGATCCATGTGGTGCTTGTATAAGTAGCAGCTACATGGTTGATGTTGGAATTGAAGAGTTAAATAATGACAGATTGATAGAAGCACAAGATATTCTTGATGAATACATGCCATTTCATGCTCAACTTCACTCAATCAACTTCTCTGGTGAGGTTAATGAATTTGTTCAATCTCCCACAGAAGATATCGAAGTGTTGGTCAACATAGACTTTACACAATACATTTTATCCGGCCAATCCAATCCTTTCTTTAACAGAATAATGGATCGTGGATTGCCCGGCCAATCATTTGTAATTGATAGAGAAGATTTGGCAACCAAGACCACAGTGCTTTCTGGGAAGTTAGGAACTGGGTATAACGATCACGTTGCTTTCATTTCCCCAGACATAGAACTTGATGGATTGGGTATTGCTGTGTTCAATCACATTTTAGAAGTTCTTGCACCTTCTCCAAACGCTGGCACGTACACCTTGGGAGAAACAAACAATAGGCTAGATGGTAATCCACACGTTGCAAGACTAAGCGGCGGTGCCATTGAACCATTAAACGAATCTCCTTTTACATTCAATTTATGGAACATACTATTCAAGCAAAGCATTGCAGATATCATTCAAGATGACTTGATTGAGTTCTCAGACAGTAGTGTTGACTTTTCATCTTTAGGAGTAAAGTCTCAGTGGGATTCCACTCATACTCCAGATTATACTGGTGGATCGTGGAAGGTGCTAATTCCGGGATTCGACTCCACAGCTTATGAGATAGAAGACGTGCAAGATGGAGTTCTTGTTTTGGAAAGCAGAAGCACTTTCCCCACTACAGACACAACCGGAATCACTTATATTCTTCTCAATGATCTTGATGCAACAATAGATTCAGGAACAACTGGAGATTTAGATGTGACACGACGTGGGTTTGTAAACCTTAAAGCACCTGATCTTGCAGTGGATAGAGATAAATTCATTTTAGCTGGCGACTTCCTACATTATGACAATGATGGATTGGACTATGAAATACTAAAATTCCAAGATCCAGACAAATTATGGATCGCTGAATGGACGAATGGCGATGTTGTTGGAACTAGCATAGATACAAGAAGAAAATTAGTGGATAAAGCAACTGGACTATTTGGTTACAAAGGGTTGCATTTAACTACATTCAGCGACCACGAACAAGAATTCAATATCATTAACGGAACTAATCCAGTAGCCCCTCTTACAGATGAAGACAGATTCAAAGAAAGCTTCATGTTTAAGATAGGTAATGATTTTTATAGAATTGAAGAATGGGATGGAATAAATGTAGTTTTAGCTGGTAAAGAACAAACTTGGACAACATTGATTGCAGGAGGTACTGCGGTGGCTTATTCGCTGGTTCAGTTTACCAAAGATTCAATGAATGTTGGATTTACAGTTTTTGATCATTTAGATCGTGATGGTAAAGACGTGATTATTAGAGAAGTGTTCGATCAAATAGACCAAAACACTGCAATTGTTGCTTTGTCAACAAATCCGGGAAGTGGAATGGAAGAGAATGTTTCTGCTGAAGAAAGCATCTCATTCGTGATAGAAACATTAGATGGAGAGACTCAAGAAGGTGAAATATGATTAAAGAATCAGTAAAACCCCAAGGGGAAGTAGATATCTGCATTGAATACAAAGATGGCGATGGGGAAGTGATAACAGTTCACAACACAGTGTTAACAACTGGTCGTCTTGCACTTGCCAATGGTCTCGCCAACCAGATTGGCAGCAGCTTTGACTTCTATGTCACCAGAATGATTTTTGGAGATGCAGGAACAACTGGCGGGGTCAAGAAAGTAGTAAATGCTGGAAGAAATGGTCTTTTTGGTGTCACTCAAGTATCTAAGCCAGCGTTGGCTAATTCAGATACCTCTGTGGCTGCACAGGTCATCTTCACGTCCGTTATTCTGTTTAGTGAAGGTGTTGGGCTGACATTGAATGAGATGGCCCTGCAAATGGCAAATGGCGATTTATTCAGTATGACAACTTTTCCAGACCTGAATAAGACGGCAGACATGCAGATCAGTTTCAACTGGAGGTTAAACTTTGTGTAATTCACAAATTTATCCAAAAATACAAAACTAATTGTAATTTACATATTCTTTTTACTATAATAAAGTATCTTAAAAAGGAGATGTAATGTTTACAAACGAACAGAAACAAGTGATTGATGGGTCTCTTCTTGGAGATGCAACAATTTGGACCAAGAACAAGCATAATGATTTCTTGCATCGAATAGCCACAAGGATAATCAATGAAGGAACAACGACAGTGCTTAAAGATGTTGGTGTTAAAGAAATGTTTGAAAATAGTCTTAAAACTTCAAACAAAAAGTTTCAAAAAGCACAATCAAAATTAGATCACAGAGGTGACGACAAACAAACATACATGGATTGGCACATGAAGATGTTCGGAGATTTTTCGTC